ATTGCAATGTTACCAGTTCTTTTCCAGACATCTCGTTCAGATTTAACTTCAATCTTTTTATCTTGTAACATTTCTTTTATCAAGTCTTCTCTAACTTTACCATAAGCAAGGTCAATGTCAAACTTCTTTCTGTCTTTTTTACTGGGTGTCAAATTCATCAGCACTCTCCTTAAAAGGGTTATCTATTTCTGACATTCTACCATTTTCAGAAGAATAAAGCAAGTAAGAAGCGACACCAGTTGTTCCTGCATATCTATTCTTTAACACTCTAATCGTAGAAGTATTCTTAGCTATCTCATCATCATCTTGTTGGTTTCTTTCCATACCTATAACTGCATCAGACAACTGAGCAATCGCATGTGAACCACGCAAGTGTGATAGAGATACTTGTTTACCTTCTTCATGACCTTTATCATTATCAAGTCTACGCAGGTGACAAGCAAGTAACATACCTATCTTTGTTTCATGACAAAGACTTCTTAGTTTAGTCATTAACATATCAATGGCTTTTCTTTCATTGCCATCATCTCTGCCTGAGATAATTAAACTTAAATGGTCTACAAATATCCATTTACAATCACAACCTCTAGCCATGTATCGTATACGATTAATAACATCATCATCAGTCATTGAACCAAAGTGGTCAAACAAAACTAATCTTCTGTCACCTTTTAATTCATTAGACCATTTGCGTAAGTCTTCAGGGTTTTGTTTTCTCCACTCTTCAGGTTTGTGTAATTCTTTATCAGCATGAATACCAACAAGACCTCTGAATGTTCTTTTCTTTTCTTCTTCAAGAAATAATAAACCAATCTTATCTTTAGTGCTTTTCCATATATGGTAAACAAACTCACGTAATAAACTTGATTTACCCATACCAGTGCCTGATGTAAGTGTAACCAACTCGCCCACTCTCATGCCATAAAGTTTTTTATTGATACCTTCAAATGGATATGAACAACTTTCAACATCATCTTCTACCCATAAGTCATCAACAATATCATCATATGTGATAATACCTGCAGGTGTAAATGGTTTAGCATCCCACCATGCACGAGTGAACTGTTCTCTCTTACCTGCTTTAAGATATTCATTTGCATCTTTTAAATCAAGAGATACAACTTTACATTTATTAGGTGAAAATATTTCAGCAACTCTGTTGGCAGATTCTTTTCCTATCTCATCATTATCAAAACAAATAATAATATTATCAAAGCTATCAAGATATTCAAAGTTTTGTTTACAGTCTCTAACTGCAGATGCAACTCCATTTTTAATAGACACAGTTGCCCAACGACTGCCCATCATTTGATAGACTGCCATTGCATCACACTCACCTTCAGTAATTGTAATGTATTTTTGTCCACCACCAAATAAGTTTTGACCAAACAGTTGAGACTCTCCAAAGTTTCCTTGGGCAGTAAACTCTTTTGGTAGTGTTCTAATTTTATTAGCCACATGCTTACCATGTGAATTGTAGTATGGATATATGTGTTTAGATACCATACCATTTTGTGATAATGTAGTTACTCCATATTTGTTTGCAGTTTCCTGCGTTATGTTTCTGTCTTGCAATGAAGTTGCTTGACCAACATACAAATCTGAATAACTATTTTGATTGTTTGTCATAGGTATCACTTCTGCTTCTCCTTTCTCATAATAACCACAGTCAGGTGTAAAACAATGAGCATGACCATCACTATATCTTGCTAAGTTGTTTTTACTATTACATTTTGGACACGACTCGTGCCTTAAAAATTTACTTTCCATTTTCAACATTTAACCCCCTAGTGTATTTTTGGTTTATCTTCTTTCATTCTAATGGATTGAAATAGTAAGTCATCTTCAGTTAGTTCTTCACCTAAATCCATTGCTATTAATTCTTGAGCAGCATCATTTAATGCGTTCTGCATTGTAAGAAATCCATAGAAATCTTTTTCAGCTTTCATAATAGCTGTCAATGATAATGCTCTAGCCATAAGATAAATAGTTTCAGGTGTATCTAATTCAGTTATTAAATCCATAACTTTATTATGAAACTCCCTAACTATTTTTTCTTTTTGTTTGTCAGTTAATTTACCTTGTTCCATAAAGTTTCTCCATATCATCTATTAAATTATTAATATCTTCAAGTGGGACTTTCTTTATATCACTTTCACCACTAGCAGTTAAAACAAAATCAACTACTGAAGTTGGTAAATCTTCATGTGTGTTATACATTATTGTTATCTCCTTCCATAAAACCATCCATAGTCATTTGTTTAATTTTTTCTTCGTTAGTATGAATTATATTTATCATTTTGTCAAGATACCATTTAGCTTTTTGTAAATCTTCTAAAGGTTTTTCTTTATAATCATACCTCCACAAATATTTAATTGTATTTCCTTTTAAGTATCCCAAAAATTCTTTCTCTGACATTGATGATTTAATGCCATCAATACACTCAACACCTTCTTTATTATAATGCCTTGGGTTGTTTACGTTATCGTATTTTTTTGTACGCATGTCCATATTCTTTGTCCTTTCTTTTTTCACGAAACTCTTTTATTGTATCGCATTTAATTGCTTTTAGTTTGTAAGGAGGTTTAACTTGTTTATATATTTTTTCAACATAAGTTTCACAACCATTAAAAATTTTAGGTAAAACTTTTGAATATATTTTATTATTATATTCAATCCAAATTGTAATTAAAAAATAATTAAACATATGTTATCTCATTTCCATTGGCACTACACATTTTTTTTGTTGTACTGGTATGTATTTATTGTCAAGGGGAACACCTTTAATTAGTTTTTGTCTTATCAAATGATACTCCCAACCAATACACATATAGCCAGTTCTACTTAGCTTACTTCTATCAATACCTCTTTCAGCATACTCTTGTTCAGCTATTACACTAGCATTGTCACAGTTAGGTAACTCCTTAACAAATAGTTCTACATCACCAACTGGTGAAGCAAAAGTTAAATATAAAGCAAACAATTCTTTCATTATTTATCCAGTTCCTTTCTCACACATTTTTGTTTATAATACACATTACCAAAGAGTGTAAGGCTTGGGTTCTGTGGGTCTGGTTTTTTCTTACCAACATACTCCCATACACAAGTCATAGTCTTATTGTTGTTTGCACGTTGGTGAAAAAAGTCAATGTTATCAAGGGTATAGATGTTAAATACTAACCCAAGTATTAATGTTTCAACTCCCATTAAAATAATCTCCCAATAAAATATAATATTGTAAATAAAAATCCTCCCATTAAAAATGAGAATAGAATTTCTAAGATGAACCACAATGCTTTGTCAATATTAATAGACATAAACAACTTGTGGTAGTGGTGTATAATCACTTCTTCTATCCACATGGATAAAAGTTCTTGCTACTCCTACAGTCCAACCTAAATCTATTGCTCTTTTAATTAAGTCTTTTCTAAAAACTGAATTAGGTATAGCAATGTCAACTGCACAAGTATCTGTACCCCATTTATCATTACCAATCTTGTGAAATGAGTTGGGACTTGCAGGATAACCACGACTTTTTAACCAGTCGTTGTGTTCTGCTGAACGACAACAAGAAGTTATCTGTAATGGTTGACCTACATTATCTCTTAAATTTATTAAACAATTTAAGAAACCTTCAGCTAAAATAATATCTTTAGATGTAGGACATTGTAATTCCTTTTCACTAAAGTATTTATTTTCGTAGTAGTTTATTCTTTGCATTATCTACTTCCTTTCTTAACTCTTTAATTCTTTTATAAGAATTATAAAGTTGTTTGTTTAATGTTTGTATTTCTTTTATGTATAAGTTTTCTTTTGTCATTGTTTTTGTGTTCCTTTCTAAATGACTTCTAAAAATATTATACACTTTTTGCTTTTCATATGTCAAATTAAAAATGCAATAGTCAAATTACTGACACATATTGTTGCATAATTACAACAACCTATCTTCCCCTCCAATCTCTTTTGTCACCTCTTGGTGTTGTTATTTGTTTTTCACACACATGATTACTGTGTGTAGTAATAACCATTTTTTCTTTGTCAGTACAAGTATAATAACATTTAACAGAGTCATCACCAAAGAATGGTTCAACTCTTTTTTCTTTTGTTAATCTACAAGTCACAAAGTATTGGTTTCTTTGGTCATAAAGTTTACCTTTACCACTCCATTCATAACTCCAACTCTTAGCTTCAGCAGTTAAAACTAAATAAATTATAGTTATAAGTGCCACATAACCTATGAATAATTCGTAATCAGGTTTCTTCATTATCATACATCTCCATATAGTCTTTTACTTCTTCTCGTGTCAAAAGATTGACAAGTATTGGTGTGTCTTCACCTATGTATGCACCTTCAATGTTGAAGTCTATAAATTCTTTAGCTTCATCATAAGACATATCGTCCCTTTTAACCAGTTTGGTTATCATTCTGTGCTTATCATAGATAAATACGTCCACCATACCACTGCGTGTACCTACACCTATGATACAGTCATCATAATCATCCCATATTTTCATCACTCATTCTCCTTTTCATCAGGGTTATCATAATCATTAGGTAATATTTTATCCATTCGTTCTGTATAGTCAGATTGTATAAATACATCTGTTTGAATGTCTGGATTCCAGTGGTCATCAGTCACATCTTTTTCAAGATTTATTTTAGCTTCAGCTTCTTCTTTAGTCTTGGCTTCAACAATAAACTCTGCAAAGGTAGACTGAGTTTTAATAACTCTTACATTCCATTCGTACATCACTCACTCCTTTCATAAGCATGTGTTACATTTATATCAATTCTATCATCCATAGAATTATCAACACTTTCTATGTCTAATATGTTTCCATCATCCATGTAGCAACCCACGTATAAATCTGGGTCACAGCATTGTAATAGTCTTATAAGTTCTTTTACTTTCATTATTCAATCCTTTCTATTGGTATTTTTGGTTGTAAAGCATTAATAATTTTAGTTGTTTGTTTTCTGTCATAATTTTTCATTGCAAGTTCGTGTAGCCACCCATCACCTCCAAAGGGAAAAGCTATAAACATTCTCTTTAGAAATAATGCTTCTTGCACTGATATATTATAAGTTTCTACAACACTAATATCTCTATAATCTCCTTCATCTCTATCTCCCCCAACCAAATCTATGATTAGGTTCTCTTCATCAGTCATATCAATGTCATCTTGATGTATGATATAATCATTGTACTCATTGAAACCATCAATGATTTTATATTGTACTAATACTGGCATTAGTCTTCCTCCTTGTCTAAATCAAACTCTAAATCAAACCTAATCCATATTGATGCACCTGCTTCATCACTGAAGTGTTCAACTTCTTCATAGTCAACTGGTGCATTTTCATCTAACCATTTAATAAATTCTTTTTCAGTCATAGGTTGCTCGTAGTCTGCATCACTACCAGTATTACTGTATCCCTCATAAGGATATACTAATTTCTTTTTACTCATCATTATCCTCCTCGTATAGTTGTTGTTCCATTTGATTTTGCATAGCAGTCAATAATAGGTGTTGACCACACGCAGTAGAAGGTGCAAAGTCATGCACAAACTGTACAGTTATGTCTGCAAGTGCTAATGATACATCAAAGGCATCTATCTTTTTATCAAAAGATTTATTGATAACTTTGACAAGTTCATCTGCTACCCAATCAGCATCAAACTTTGCATTCATAACTTTAGTTTTCCTTTTCTTTTTAGTTTTAAAATCAATTACTTCAGTCATAGTTATAGTCCTTTCTTTAGTTTTCAACAATGGATTCTATTTGTTCGTCTTCAATTTTGGTAGGGTCACCATTGTTTAATTCTTCATAGTCCCCTGACCAAACTTTTTCTTCAGCTTCCTCTTCACAGTCAGCTTCAACTATGCATTGGTATGTAGCAGTAGCATAGGTTGTTACAAGATATTTTTTCATAGTTATATTCCTTTCATTCTAGTTAATGTATCATAGAATCTTGGATTCTCCAAGACAAATTCTTCACCTTCGTGATAAAATTCTACTTGGTCAGTATCATAGGCATCATCAATGACCATCTCGTCAATGTCCATTTCCAATAGCTGATTCTCTGTAAGAACTCTTTGAGTTTCTTGTGTTTTATTTTTAAGTACAAACTTTTTATTGTTCATAGTTTAGTCCTTTCTTTTCATAGTGTACTCGCCATACTTTACTTGAGTAAAGCTAACACTATGGTTCTCAGTTAAGTATTTGCGTAACTCTGAACCTTCATATCCTTCAGTGTCACACCATTTTTTCAAGACTGGATTGTCAAAGTCCATTCTTAAAATCTCTTTGGCAAATCCATTAATCATCTGCCAATCTATTTCAGTCTTTAAATATTTACCCATTGTTATTCCTTTTCATTGTTTTTCTTCTTTCATCATTTGCTATTCTTTTAATCAGAAATTCTATACTATTTCTATATTTGTCTAGTCTTTCCCAATCTGTGTTATATAACATCTTATCCACATCTGTAATGATATATCTAAGTTCTTTTGTTATTTCTTTTTGATGCATTACTTATTCCTTTCTAATTCTTCAAGATGATTAACGAG